GCACACGTTCCATCACCTCAGGTTTCATCTCAATTGGTTCATTGAAATCATCAAAGGGCTCAACTACATCCAGAAGAAATTTTTTAGATTTCTTCCAGGGAAAGCCAGCACTCGACTTACGATTCAATCCATCAACGAAACGCATACCTGGGCGACCATTTGTCGCAGTAACATCATCATAGACCATGATTTCTCTCTTCCAAGAGTCATCAATCACCATCCAATCTGATACAACAGAAACAACACATTTATCAACCACATCGTGATCAAAACTATGATGATTCGTTGTGAGCTCTAAAAGAGCTCGTCGCCACGGCAAATATCCTTTCATCACTGGTGGCCCCCACTTCATCTCCCATCCAAGAGTCTTTTGCAAGTAAACACTTACAATAGTCTCTTTGACTGATGAACGTGGTGCCATTCGGAAACCAGTGAATGACCCATACACTTCCGCCTCTCCTTTCTCAATAAATCGAACTGGACTCTTCATGTGAAGTTTGCCAAGTTCAAAAGTTTGAGAAGATTGAGCTTCCAAGCGTACATCTCCTTGAGTGACCAAAAGTTCTGGTGTGTGAGCACGCAGAAATTCTCTTGTCACAATCAAAGCAGCACCTTCCATTGAACGACCAAGTTGGTGTAATCCCATAATGAATGGACCCATATTTGAATGAGCGATCCAGGGACTTCCACACATACCTTTCTCAGTAACAACATTCACAGAACCCATCACACAGGATTGAACACAATCAAACTGTGGAAAGTACTGTTTCTGAGTTGTCAACTGAGTGACCTCACGAATTTGCATACAACCGAATTCACGCGATTTGGAAAGAACGTGAGCAACACCTTTGAAAGATGCTGTCACTTTTTCCTCAACGAATAAATCTCGGATATCTGTGAAGGGAGGAGTGGATCGAACACGAAAGACCACCAAGTCATCTACTACATCATAGTCCTTTTCAGGAACAGAAAATGCAATATTTCGTGTGATACCACTCTGGGCAGTGAAAGTAAGCGAACCTTGAACAGTGATTTTCTTGCAAAAATCAAAGTCATGCGCAGTCGTAATGAAGTACTGACCGCCTATCGCTAATGTGTGAGCCCACATGCCATTGTTCCGAATAATAGCCATGTGAGAGAAAAGTTTGGAATGAACAACATCCTTTCCTAAACTTTTCCAAGATGTAGAGTGACGAGATAAATCAAAGGCACAAACCTCATAATTCTCGTTGAACCACACATTCTCACGTTCACCTGTCACTGTCGGTCGTTGTCCGTAACTAGCAAAGCGATTACCTTGAGTATCCAACTCATGAAAACCACATGCTTTGCACGTACAATGACACAAATGATCAGCACTATCAAGAAGACGTTGTGATCCGCCTTTTGATGAGCAACAATCATCGACAGGAAAGTTCTCCTTCTCCTCCTTCGAGTTGAACAGTGAATACATCACTTTCAAACCACTCAAAGCTAGAAGAAGTGCTCCTACCCCAATTGATAGTTGTTTGACCCAATCCGGAATGCGTAAGACAACATTTGTGACATGCACAGCTAAGCGAAAGAGAGCATCTTTACAACGCTTCTGTGCTTGTGCATATGTCTCAGCAGTAAGTTTCCTAACTTGCTGACATGTTTCTTTTGCAACAGATTTCACACCATTGGCAAATGCGCGCCCTAACATATAGGAACCTTGCATAGACTTCTTGGAAATGATTTCTGTTGTCGCAAAAACCGAATTTGTGATCAAACCAACGCTGTCAACAAAGAAACCAGTAAAATCGTCTTCATAGTCCACACTTCCTGTGGGTAATACAATTTCACCGAAATTCTTGTCAGCACAGTAATCGGGATAGTCCTCACCATCTTCCTCCGCTGCTTGTTTTTGAAGGGAGTCAAAAGTAATGACACCACTACATGAACAAACACGGACATCCTCTCCGCAACCATAACAATTGCCATCTGCGTCACCAGCTTTGTCCACATGAGAACAATTCAAACGTTCCTCACATCCACAAGTACACATACGATCAGGTAAACTACAATTCTTGCAGATTCCGATACGAGTGCGCACAATGTTGGAAGCAATAACTTTTTGCTGAATTGTGTCATGATCAACCATTGTTTTTCGCAACCATGGTAAAAACTCACGGATACTCCAAACCTTGGCATTTCCTCGTACATCGGGATCGAGAGGTACAAGCTTTGACATCATCTTGAATTCATCAGCACTTGCTTCTGACTTCGGGACAGCAGTAGGAACCATAATTCGAATATCCCACCAATCCTCATATTCGCCAAACGCCGGTTGGGGCGGATTGCTCATGAGTTTTGAGGGATCCTTCGGATCACAGAGACCAGTTTTGGGTGAAACGCGCACGTGATATGGAAATCGACGTGCAACAGCAAAGGGCGTTTGGAAATAGGCAGCGAGATTCAAATCGGGACAATTGGTAGTCGCAACTAACAAATCAACCTTCATTGGCAC